TTTGCCGCCGGCGTGTTTAAAAACGCCTAACTACCCTAACCTACAAAGTGTTACCCAAGGCAGCCATATTATTCGCCGTTATAAAAAAATTGCGGCCCATATATAATTCAATATGAGGTTTAAAATGTATGTTGAAAAATTTTTCAGAAATTTTTACCACCATAGAGATTGATACAGTAACGGGGGAGTATTATACAGTTATACCCGAACAAATAATCAACGAATTAAGTCTGTATGAAGAATCTCAAATTGAGTGGAACGTCGATGGGAGCGAAGCAATTGTAAAAGAAAAAAAATGAAAGAATATCACATATATTTCAAGGAACGTTGTATATTCAAAGAACTTAGTGAAATGCAGTTTAGACTTATATGGCCATTACTTAATACTGAATATAACTCCGAGTTATCCTATACGGAAATTACGGTAAACGATACAGAACAAAGAGAATTATTAATGGATCCATCTTATTGACAAAGCCTATATAATAAAGTATAATGAATTGAAAGTAAACTAACGTTATGGCAAAAGGATTTACAGTAAAAGCAAAGTCTCCGACAATCAATAAAGAATCTGAGTGGGACTATGAAAGAGCAAGAGAAATTGTCAAAGGAAAGTCAATAGTTTTTTGTTTACCTGGAAGAGGAGTATCCTATCAGTTCTTAAAAACTTTCGTACAACTTTGTTTTGATTTAGTGCAGTCAGGTGCCAGTATACAGATCTCGCAAGATTATTCATCGATGGTAAACTTTGCAAGATGCAAGTGTTTAGGAGCGAATGTACTGCGAGGACCGAATCAAATACCATGGGATGGTAAGTTAAAATATGATTGGCAATTGTGGATTGACTCAGATATCGTTTTCAACTCTGAAAAGTTTTGGCAATTAGTTCTAATGGAAAAGGAACTTGCAGCAGGATGGTATTGTACCGAAGATGGTAAGACTACTTCTGTAGCACACTGGTTAGAAGAGGATGATTTTCGTAACAACGGTGGAGTGATGAATCACGAAACTATCGATAGTATATCCAAGCGTAACAAGCCTTTCACAGTAGACTATACAGGTTTCGGATGGCTTCTAATTAAGAAAGGAGTATTTGAACATGAAGGAATGCCTTATCCATGGTTCGCACCAAAGATGCAAGTTTTCGAAAGTGGCGAAGTACAAGACATGTGTGGGGAAGATGTTTCTTTCTGTCTCGATGCAAAGGAAGCAGGTTTCGAAATATGGTGCGATCCACGTGTACGTGTAGGGCATGAGAAAACCAGAGTTATATAGAATTCTTATAGACGGAAAGGAAGTATATACTGCCTTAGGGCAAAGTGAGTACTTCAGTCGCATGGAGGACTTGTCAATAGAATTCTATCAGACAGGTGCTCCTCATCCAGACACAATTAAAACAGAAATGTACACAGAGGACAATTAATGGCTAAAGCAGTAGGTGGTATTAGTGGTGGAGACTTTATCCAATCACCCCCGAAGAAGACTCGTCAGGGAAGTGGGAAGCACACGAAATATGCCGCAACATCCCGTAACTCGGCTCGTAAGAGGCAACGGGGTCAAGGTAAATAATAAAGAAAGGACAGTCTATGAACTGTCCTTTTTAATGGTTTAAAGTTAATTGAATATAGTATAATATAAGTACATCAAAAAAAGTATATGAAGTATTTGATTCCTTTTTTATTATTATTCACTACAAGTACTGCACAAGCATTAACATGGAATGACGTGTTTGGTTGGGATGATGATACACCACATGGTTATTACATTCGCAACAAACAAGAAAGGTGTTGGAAAAGAATAACATGGGAAGAATACCATCCTCCTGTAGGAGGTTCAGGAAGAGATAGAGGATATGTAAAGCATCATAATCGCCTAGAAGAAATCCATTGTTATTGAAAGTAAGAACAAGAGGTATAAATAAAGAAAAACCTTCTGTTTATAATGGCGATTACAAGGATATCACGATCATTTAAAGATATTACATTATCCTTTGTTCCTCATCCTGTAACAAATGATTTGAAGGTTCTTAAGAATGAAGATGCTATTCGTAGATCAATACGTAATATTGTACAGACAATACCAACTGAAAAATTCTTTAATCCACAATTAGGATCAGATATACATAAAAGTTTATTTAACTTTATTGATTTTGGTACTGCATCTAATATTCAAGCTCAGATTGAAATTGCAATTGATAATTTCGAACCAAGAGTTAATAATGTAAGAGTTTTGGTCGAACCTCGACCAGATGAAAATACATTTGAAGCTACTGTTACGTTTGATATTATTGGACAGCAATTTCCTACCCAAGAATTTTCTTTCCTCTTAGAGGCAACTAGATAAAATGCCTTTTACTAAATTTACAAATCTTGATTTTGATCAGATAAAGACCTCCATCAAAGACTATCTCCGTGCAAATTCAACATTTACGGATTTCGACTTTGAGGGGTCTAATTTTTCAATATTAATAGATACACTCGCTTATAATACCTATATTACTGCATTTAACTCAAATATGATTGTGAATGAATCTTTTTTAGATTCTGCAACTATGAGGGAAAATGTAGTTTCATTAGCACGTAATATTGGATATGTTCCACGTTCTAAGACTGCTGCAACCGCCCGTATATCGTTTACAGCAAACTTTGGTGAAAGTATTGATGAAGATGACGATTTCACGATTGCAACGCTAAAAGCAGGATTAGCATGTATTGGAAATGCTAATGAAACTAATTATGTCCTTTCAACTTCAGAAAATATATCAGCACCAGTTGTAGTAAAACAAGTAGCTGATGGCAGTATGAATTATATTGCTTCCTTTGAAGATATTGACGTTAAGGAAGGAATATTTTTAACTAGAATTTTTAACGTAAATGCTTCTTTAGATCAAAGATTTGTATTAAACAATAAAGGTATTGATACATCTACCATTAAGGTATATGTTAAAGCTTCGAATGAGAGTGGATTGGGTAATGAGTATTCATTAGTTGAGAATATTTTAAATATAGATTCTTCATCAGAGATTTATTTAATACAAGAAGTACAAGATCAAAGATATGAATTACTTTTTGGTGATGGTTATATTGGTAAAAAATTAAATAATTCAGATATTATTACCGTTCAATACATCACAACTGATGGAAAAGAAGGAAATGGTATTGGAAAGAATAATAGTCTTCAATTTGCAGGAAAAATAGTACAACTTGATACTCAAACTGATACTGAAATAGCAAAAACTTTATCTAAAGTTCCAGAGGTAGTAACAAATCAAGTATCACAGAATGGTTCAAGCATAGAATCTATAGATTCTATTAAGTATTATGCTCCTAGAATCTATTCTTCACAGTATAGAGCAGTAACACCAAGAGATTATGAGGCAATTATTAAGAAAATATATCCTGAAACAGAATCAGTTGCTGTTGTAGGTGGGGAAGAGATGGATCCTCCTGAATTTGGAAATGTGCTTATCAGCATAAAACCAAAAAATGGAACTTTTGTTTCAGATTTTAATAAATCTAGAATTTTATCTCAATTAAAACAATACACTGTATCTGGTATTAATCAGAAGATAGAAGATCTTAAGTTACTATATGTGGAAATTGTTTCAGGAGTTTACTATGATAACAATAAAGTTTCAAATATACAATCTTTAAGAACACAAGTTATCAATTCTTTAGAGATTTACGCTGATTCTATTGATATGAATAAATTTGGCGGAAGGTTTAAATATAGTAAGGTTCAACAAGTTATTGATCAAACTGATAATGCTATTACATCTAACATTACCAGAGTGATCATTAGAAGGGACTTGAAGGTGGTCTTTAATCAATTTGCACAATATGAGTTATGTTATGGTAATCGTTTCCATGTAAGGGCAAAGGGATTAAACATAAAATCAAGTGGTTTCTACATTTCTACTAATGCAGCACCAGTATACATTACAGATATTCCTAATAGAGATCTAAAAATGGGAGTTTTAGCACTCATAGAAATTACAGAAGAGGGTGCATATAAAGTTATTGCACCATTTGCAGGAACTGTTGATTATCTTA